CGCATGTGATCAACTTAGTTGTTAGAATAGATAGACGATCTATTTTTATTTTTATTGCCCTCTAACTTGGGCTGCAAGTTGGTGAGATGATAACTCACATTGATATCATATTTATTAATTTATAAATTAATTATATGATTCCTTGACTTTTGTATTTATACAATAATTTCACACTATAGAGTTGATTACTCGAACTCTTATATGATTTATACATAATGATTTTCTAATCAAAATGAATGTATAGCACACTTTTGTGTGCAAGGTTAATCCCCTATTTATGGACTTCAAGATGAAGTACCTTATTCCATGGTTCCGGGAAGGGCCCCGAGCGATACGGAGAAAAATATCGAAAAGGAAATTTGCTATCAAGAAATACCAGCAAACAATTAACATGATCTCAACATTACGTTTAGCTTCTCAAAAGAAGCAACACATTGTTAGAATCAAAGGCCGATCGCCAAAACGATCTAAGCCGAGTACCATCGAAGGTATCTCAAAAAATATGAAACGCAATGCTATGAAAAATAGCAATACACCTCACAACAAATCTAAATCTTCTTCAGAATTAATTAAAACTGAAGAAATTACAACAATTATTACAGATTTACTAACTCCTTCCGCTGACACTACTGTGTTAATGGAGGAATTAAATAATAATATTATTGAAGCTCATGGCAATTTATTTGACTTGAGTTCTAATGGTATTAAAAAAGGAGAGATAAATATTAATTCTTTCGTAGAATCTATGAAAGGATCTTTATCTCAGTACAATAAGAATGACGTTCGACACATTATCAAACTATTATCTACTACTTATTTATTAGGTACGATTAAAGATTGGACATCGTGGACACTCATATTAACTAACTTTATCTTAGATATTACAAAGGAATTAGAACTTTCTTTTGAAAATACTCTGGATGATATATCGACTGTGTTGCCATCTATGGAAGAGATGCGGGCACATGCGGTATATCATTTGGGAGAGGATTCAATTGAAGCTCAATCCAATGAATTTAATCTAGATAAGAATGGCAGATATAGTATGAACGACTTTCTTACTAAACTAAAAGAAAATGCTCATGATTTAGCTAATTTTCTCAAAGGACCGTGGGGTGCGATCCTTTGTTCCATTATTTCTTATATTGTGATCAAACCATTTGCTATTGCAGATAATTTTGAAATCACTGCTACTATGTTAAAATCTTTTAAAGAAGGATTAATGACTGTTCTTGTAGGAGATAATATGGATTTAATAATGATGGTGAGTGATACACTAACTTATTATATGGAAGTAGGATGGAATTTCTTTACTGGCAATGAAGAACCCGTCAAATACAAAAAAAAGATGACTGTTCCACAATGGCATGCAGCAATTACTGATCTCGATCAGAAAGAAATTTTTGCACGTGATATTTCTAATAAATCAATCACTAAAGCTGAACTTTTATATGAGATTGATACTCTCATCATTATGGGCAAATATTTGCAACAAATAGCTAGATATAAGAATAAATTTGGAATTATTACATCTCAACTAGCCAGTTTATCTAAACGTCGACTCAAATTACTAATGATATTACGTAATGAGGAAGGTCGGAAGCGTCCCTTGGGCATTCTGTTACATGGTCCTACCGGAGTTGGTAAAAGTTTTATGATAGATTTATTAATTAATATCCATTGTGCGTTTCGTGGACAAGAATTTAATGCTAGAAAGAAGTACAGTATACCTACAGATTCTGAATATTGGACAGGATTTACAGGTCAAATTTATGGTGTACTTGATGATGTTGGAGCAATGAATGCTAATCATGGAGGTGAAGCTTCAATTGTCCCAATAATTCGAATTGTCAATGAATATCCTTATGTTCCTACTCAAGCTGCCGTTGAAGATAAAGGTGTTTATGCTGTCAATTTCGAACTATTAATATGTTCATCTAATGTTCAAGATCTGAATATCGAGAAGTATGCATCTTGTCCTGCTGCTGTATTGTCGAGATTGAAACTAAACATAGGAGTACAAGCTAGTCCTAAATATAGAGCACGTCCAGAAGAGCCTGAAAGTTGTATTGATCCAGTCAAACTACAAGAGTATGAAGCAGTACATGGTGATGCCCCTGATGATCTACAAATCTTCACCATCACTGAGTATTATGCACCAAATGGTAATCATGCTCAACATGTATATAAGAGAGTAGCCCTCATTAATTCAATGAAGGAATTCAGACTTTACATGATGAAAGTATATGCTGAGCATGATAAGCGTAATTCATTCTCAGATGTTTCTAAGGAAAGAATGCTTCGTCCTATGTGTAGATGCACTAAATATAAAGATGAATGTAATAAAACTTGTGTCTTCACTAATGTGCCTGAATCTATCAGTAAAAAGGACACCGATGATAGTGATTTCATTGGACCTAAACGCCTATCTGTATCTGATGTATATAATCTTACTGAAACAGTTTTGCCACAATCGGATGAAATAGATATAGGAGAGGAAGAAGAAAGTACTCATAACCTACCATCCTTTCTCAATTATGAAGATGATTTATATCTAGATGCTGACTACATGTATCAAGGAATTGACGTCCGTAATTTCGTGACTAGATTTACAGGTAATGATGTTTATTTTGATACAATGGAAGAGTGGATCACTTGGTTAATGTTCGAAATGCCATGGATATCATATGAATACGCTAAAAGCATAGTTGTGTCTTGTTTTAACTTAGCAGTATTTATCATGAGATGCATTAAATTCATTAGGAGCTTTGAATTATATACCTGGATTACTCAACTGGGATTATTCTTCATTGTAACTATTACGCAACATTATTTGTTAGGTACATTCTTAGTATTTTATTATAGTTGGAAAGTTATTAAGTTTTATTACTGGCTCGTTAGCTCACCTAATGCTAGTTGGCATTTGGAAAGACAATTTAATGCTAGATATGGACCAGATAAAGGTAAACAATTTTTCAAGACTAGATTATTTAAGGATGTATCGATTATTGTAATGGCTATCGGAGCTGCTAAATTATATCACTACATTCTATATCCTACTTTTTCTGATGAAGTGAGGGGAGAGATGATGTATAAAGGTTCTATGTGGCCTTCCGAATCCAGAACGGCACTATTCAGAGCAGTTGATGCACCATATAAGGCACAAAGACAGGCTAGAGCAGGTGAAGTCAATGTTGTAAGACAATCGGAAGTAACTTCTGAAAGGGAATGTGTTGCAACCGATGCTGATAAAGTGAATCAATCATTTTGGAATAAAGAAGATTTGAAGATTATTAAACTTGATCCACAACATGCTGGAAGTGGTATGCATGTTGATCATTTAGAAGCGCGTATCAGGAAGAATGATTTCTTCATAAATGTTAAAGCAGTAGGTTCAGACAAGATGATGGTAGGAAGAGCTATCAAATTAGCTTCTAATTTATATTGGGCTAGTGGACATACTTTTCCGGACGATTTATCCAAGGTTTCCATTAATATAACATCAGAATCGATAAGTGAAATCAATAGTAATAATACTGTTGAATGCATAGCTATTGGACCTTCTACAGTGATGCGTTTGGAAGGAACAGATCACATTTTTATTAGATCGGATTATGCTCCTCTGTCTAGCGACTTATCTCGATTTTTGATAGATGATTGTATTCCAGGAGATGCATCTATGTTTACAGTGTTACCTGATAGAACGATTTCTGCCATTTCTTCACTTATCAAATTTCCTTTGGTTGGTTTAGAATTAATTGGTAGATATGGTGACTGTAATGAAGAAATGCCTATAAAAGGAGATAGCGGTTCAGTTACTTATTCTAGAGCTCCTTCAGGAGAATTGTATATAGTAGGACATCATGCTGGAACTGAATCGAACACTATTTTCACTGAAATCTTAACTAAATCTCAATTTAAGACTGTTGTTGATTATTTTGAGGATAAAGGTCCATCTATTCTTAATGTAGTGTGTCAGAATGCAGAAACTGTTGGCCCACCTCCACGAAATGCGCGTTTGACATTTGTTCAAGCAGCAATCTGTGAGTATTATGGTGCACATGTATCTGGTTCTCATCAATCATTTGTCAAGACTAAATTTGTTCCTAGCATCTTCAAGGAAGTGGTTGAAGAGGAATTTGGTCCTACTGGATTCACATTACCAAAGTTTAACTCTACTATTTATAATGGTGTTTGGTGTGATCCAATTAAGTGGTGTATTGAAGATAGAACCTCTTTCAAACAGCCATTTGATGAAACATTTGTTCAGTATTCTATGATGTCTTACTTATCAAGATTTGATGGTAGACAAGAGTATCTTGAAAAGATGGTTCATGTTTTAACTGATGCAGAAGCGCTAAATGGAGCAGATTCAATTCCTTATGTGGATCAGCTGAAGAGATCTACTAGTGCAGGCCATCCATTCAATGTATCTAAGACTCATTATTTGGAACCAATTAAAGATTCAGACAAAGTTATCTTATCTCCAGAGATGAAATTGTTATATGATAAAATCCATGAGGGATTATTGAAAGGTGAAGTTGTTGCTATGATTTTCAAAGCTCACTTAAAAGATGAAGTGAGAAAGATTTCAAAAGTTGAACAGAGGAAACAAAGAGTTTTCACTGGATGCAACATGATTATGACTTTATTAGTACGTAAATATTTTGGTGGTATAGTACGTTTTTTACATACTTTTAAAGAAGATTCTGAGATGTCGGTGGGAATCAATTGTACTTCTTCAGAGTGGAAAGATTTGTACAATCAAATTACTCGATTTGGTTCTACCCGGATGTTATGTGGAGACTATAAATCTTTTGATACTTCTATTTCCCCTCAAATCATGAAATCCGTTTTGCAGATCCTAACTATAATTGCGATGAAATCTGGAAATTATTCTCAGGAAGATATCGTTATGATGACTTTATTAGGAGATGCAATCTGTTTTCCTTATATTTCTATCGGAGGAGAATTATATAGATTTTATGGAGGAAATCCATCTGGTCATCCGTTAACAGTTGTATTTAATTGTATTGCCAATTCTTTGTATATGAGAATGTCATTTCAATCTGTTTATGACATTGGGACGTTTAGTGATAGAGTTGCATTAGCTACTTATGGAGATGATAATATTGCTAGTGTTCATGAAGATTGTCCTAATTTTAATCAGCAACACATTGGTTGGTTTTTAGGTGTTCATGGTCTCACTTATACGCTTGCTAGTAAAGAAGCTATAGTATCACCTTATTTACATATTGACGAATGTGATTATTTAAAGAGAAAGTTTGTCATGCATGAAGGAATTATGTGTGCCCCTCTTGATCTGGAATCGATGAAGAAATCTTTGTGCTTTAGGCAAGGAAGTAAAAGTATTTCTCCAGAAGAGTCCCGAAAGGAAATGTTAACCAATTTCCTACGAGAAAGTGTATCTCATGGAAGAACTGTATATGAACATAATTTATCTCTTGTTCAAGTTTGGATTGAAGATTTCAGTTCTCAGGTAAAGTTTGAAGTTCCAACCGAGGATTGGAGAGTTCGAGCTGAAGAAATGTACCGTTAAGGTACTAATATGGAGTAAACCATTCAAATCAAATAACCAACCCTCGAGCTTAGAGGGGGATCGCCCAAGGGAAACATAAGCAGCTTTCTAATTATTATCTTTTAATACATGAGTATCTGGAGTAACATACATGTAGGAACAGATTAGAAGGAACAAGCGGAGAATTAATATAATTCCACTGATAGGTGTGTGCCGCTTTAAAGTTCGATGAGAACTACATAGGCTACCTATCCTCCAGCCGACCAATTGACCTTTTGGGAGAAGGAATCAATGGAATTCGTTCCATAACGGCCGGTCAACTACCTTACCTAGTAAAACCACAACCGACGCTTCTTTAGAAGCAAACCCCATCTCTGTCGTTCTCGGCGGAGGTGTATCCAATGGTGAAAACATTGGATTGAATAGAATTGTAAATGGTACTGAATCTCAAGATTCGACCATGGATATCGATTCCACAGTATTAGGATTCATTGATGATGGTAAACCTACTACTTTATCACTACCAGCAAATAATGACAGCACGAACTCTACCTCTACATTTGTTGATAGTTCCCTTGCAGCATTTTTAGCACGACCTGTAAGATTATCTAGTGAAACTTGGACTTTAGATGCAGAATATTCCAAACTCATTACACCCTGGGACTTATTTGCTCTCCCCTCTATTAAGAGCAAATTAAGTAATTATTCATTGATGTCAGCCACTGTACATATTAAGGTTATCATTAATGCCAGTCCTTTTCATTACTCTTTGTTAGTAGGCTCTGTTCTACCTCTACCTCTAACTCAGACTGGATTGAATGTTGCAGGTTATGCAGATAGAAAATCACGTGTGATGAGAGCCACCATGTTACCACATTCTACTACATCAATTAGAGATAATACCACTCTTGAGTATGAATTACCTTTTATTTATCCTACTAGTTACATTCACGTTGCAGATGCTGTCACTCCAACTGAAGATGTACATGTACCATGGCATTTAAACCTCACTTCAGTCATGCCACTAAGAGCTGCTTCTGCTACAGCAACTGCTGGTTGTAACGTTACTGTTTTAGCCTGGGCTACGGATGTTGAATTATCTATTTCAACAGTTGTTCCTCAATCTGCCGCAGAGAAAGTTTCTAGCGCCGCAAACTCATTCTTTGATATGCAAAGAAGAGCAGTAATGGTAAAAGAAGCTACTCAAGATGGTACTATATCGACGATAGCTAGCGCTGCCTCGGATTTCTTAGAACCATTAACTAAGATTCCCTTGTTAGGTCCTATAGCCGAAGTAGGACAAACCATAGCTGATGTAGGAGGAGCAATCGCATCTTTCTTTGGTTTTGCTCGACCCCCAATAGAGTCTGCACCTGTATATATTAAAGCCAGACCCTATACGAGTACAGCCTTAGTCATAGGAGGTGAAACAGTCGAGAAATTATCATTAGATCCTAAACAAGGAGTCAATATTGCTCCCAGTACTGTAGGAACATCTAATGTTGATGAGATGTCACTTGTATATATGAGATCCATTGCACCTGTATTTTCCACTGTAGTATGGAATGATACTTTTGTAGTCGATCAAGAAATATTTTATGTTGATGTTAATCCTCAAATTTATTTGACTGAACCATATTATGGAGGTAATTTAAATATTATGTCTCCTTTGATGTCTACCTCTATACCATTCCGTCAATGGACAGGTTCCATTGTATATAGATTTCAAGTTATTTCTAGTACCTATCATAATGGTAGACTAAGAGTTGCTTGGGAACCTAATGGAGATGCTACAACTGGTGATTATAATGTATCACACGGTTTGATATTTGATATTAATCAAGTGAGAGACTTTGAAGTTACTGTTCCATGGGGACAAGCTAGGAACTGGCAGGATATGCCAATCATTCCAGTTCAGCAATTCACTCCGCATCTTAAAAATTATGATCCTGAATGTTCTAATGGAAGATTATCTGTATCAGTTGTCAATGAACTAGTATCTCCTGAAGGATCGGCTCCAGTCAGTATTGTAGTCTCTGTTAGAGCAGGTTCTGATTTTCAAACTGCTGTTCCTGACGGTAACACAATTGGAAGCTATACTTTTGCTCCTATGCCAGAAGCTCAATCCACTGGTAATTTAGTAGCTCCTAATTCATTTCATTTATTTGGTGAGTCTAAGACTGCTCAAGCTATGTTAGATCAGAATGCAACATATGTGGGTGAAAATATCATTTCTATGAGATCCTTACTGAAGCGATATTCCCCTTTGGATGGATTTGTTGCCACTGTGACAAATACTCAAAGTCGTAATGCTCAAGTTACACATGATATTTGTGATACTTTAATTTGTACTGGTGCTACTCAGAATGGAGTAAATTATGATGCAGCCACTCAATTTAATAATCATAGATTAACATTGCTAGAATTCACATCTAATCAATATCTATTTAGGAAAGGTGCGTATAGATATAAATATAGTGTGCAGAATTCTGGTATCAATTCTCATGTAGGTCAAATGTCAATTGTTAGATCTAATTTAGATATGATTCATTTACCAGAAGGAGCTACTCATATACACAAATTCAGTAGTGCAAATGAATATAATGCAGCACTCTTTGATGTACCTGATCATTATGGATTCTCAGGTTATGTTATCACCGAAGGAGATATCCAACCTACTTTTGAAGTCGAATTTCCATATTATAATTCTTATAAGTTTTATCAAGCTCAGTCTATTACTGGTTCTAATGATCCAGCATATGGTTCTCCTAAAAAGCAAGCTTTCTTGACTTATAATTCAACTGTTGAAACAGCTACTAATTTTGTAATTGATAGACACGTTTCGACAGGAGAAGACTTCAACTTATATTTCTACACTGGATTGGCAGATATCTATGATAGAAATTATTAACCCATAAAATGCTTTTGGGGCTCTACGGAGTTATAGCATGTTACTCAGTTGAGAACTGAGGTTTCGTTCGCGAAATTAATTAAGACCAGAGGGTCTACCTAACAGTTAGCGGTTAGGGATATTACTCAATATTTATCGCGCTATACTTAAGACGTTGGTCCATGTAAAAATGGGCAGCTGGAAATTTTTCACGTCTCAAGGAGGCGTGGTTTGTAAGGCTAACAACTTATTATATATAGC